GGAATTACATTATCTTTCATTATCTTAAATAACTTAGGATTATTCTTAAAGTCTTGAGGCATATTTGCTAAAGTGAATTTTTCATCTTTATCTGATAAGAAGTAATAACCATTTTTATTACCACCTATCAATCCCATATCTTTAGCATACGCAACAGTAGATCTAACCATATCTATACCTACATTAGAATTGTAAATCAATTCCACGTTCTTCAATGCAGCTGATACTCTTGATTTAATTATTTCTACTCTTACTTTAAATCCGGTGAAACCCTCATCTTCTTCATTATATTTTTCTCCACCAACTGCAACGAACTTGAGAAGTATATGAGCTAAGAACTTTGGAGTGTTTCCTCCCGGGAGCGTTTCCGATTGACCAAGCCCTAAAATCTCAGCGGGACTCTTTACTATACCCATCTGTGGGTTAGTCTTGATTTGATTTATTGCTATTAGTGTAATATTAGCCTTTCTTAAATAAGGTAAAATTTCATTAAAGAACCTACCAATCTCTCCAGTTAATCTCATTCTATCTGTCTGAGTTGATATCTCTTCTAGCTTTTCAAGTTTCTTAGCTTCACTACCATCTATACTCATTGTAATAGTAGCTATTGAATCTAGTATAATAACAGTAGGGACAAAAGCTTGAATCTCTTCTCCAAATTCATTCTTTAATCCTGTATTATACATATATTGGTCTGGATTTTCTACTTTCTCTTGATATAATCTCATGATAGTAGATTTCATATTCTCAAGAGTACAATCTTCTTGTCTTAATACATACTTAGATTCAAGTTCATTCATAGGTATTCTAGTTAAAGCTTGTATTCTTGAATAATTTAAAGCCTGCTCCAAATCAAAATGAATTACTAATCCATTTTCAAATTTTCTTACTATGTTAGAAGCAATCTTTATTGCAGTCGCTGTTTTAGATGTTGATGGTTTACCTATAAATAAAACATATGAACCAGCTGTAATTCCTACACTAGGATATGAATATAAATATTTTCCATCATCATCATATACATTAACTTTATAACCTAAATAATAATCAAGCACAGGAAATCCTGTGCTATATGAAATAGTTGACGCATTTGCATCAAAGAAATCATCTTTCTTTTTCCCTTTAGCAGATTCATTTTCCCTTAATGCCTTTAATAAAATATTATTCGCCATCTTTTGTCTCCTCTTCTACTTCACCATTTTCATTATATTTCTTTTTAGCAAGATTAATTGTTTGCGGTTTAGATGAATCATCCATATCAATAGTTCTTCCCAAAACCACATCATAATGTCCTTCTCTCGAAGTTCCACTAATAGAAATATTTTCATTATTAAATTTTTCTAATTCACTAATATATTTATAGAAATCAGTAGGATTATCAAATTCAACCATTACAGATATATCACCATTCCTTTTACATTTATCATTGACTTCTTTAGAAATCTTATAATAAAAATCAGATGGTTCTATAGATGCATCGAAATGTAATCCTTGTATCTTTGCAAATGGTGATAGAGTTCTTGATGTACCCGGGTCTGAATTACCACATACGATAATATCAATATTACCAAGCATAGATGGATGAATATCTCTTACTTTAATACCAACTCCATTACTATTCTTTTCTCCCATAGCATGAGGTCCTTTAGTTGTTTCTTTTAACTTAGACCAAATACTCATATCATTAACTTCATCATCATATCTCAATATACCCGATGATTGCATTTGTTGTATTAATATATCTCCAGGGAATCTAAATATCTCAAGATAATTATCTGCATTAGCTTTTTCTCCTAATGAAATAACTCTCTTTAATCTTTCACTAAATTTAGTAGTTAATAACGCTGATATAGTTTCATTACATCTCAATCTCTTATTATTGATATCATTATTATCTTTTAATCGTAATTCATTGAAATGTTGCATTACCCATTTTACAACACTATATGAACCACCTTTATAATACTCTGGTATCTTTAATATATTAGAAGTTGTAACATCAACCAATCTATCAAAATACTTTAATACAGTTAAACCTTTTTCATAATTAGCAGGATTTGCTAATTTTTTAATCCAGTATGCTTTATCATTTAGATTAGTAAGATTAACTCTATTAGAGCTAATATGTATTATTCCCATAACTACAGATTTAACAAAAGTATATTTATCAAATATATCTCTATCTACTTGCATATAACAAGAATTAGATAACTGGAAATATATTTTACTATCATCTTTATTTTCTATCTTATCAATAAATTCAATAATACCATCCAGATTTAAATAATCTAATGCATATTTAATTCCTTTACTCATATAGAATAACATAGCAGGAATAGTTCTATTAACTACTACTACAGTATATAATGGTAATTTATATTCTACTCCATCTATATCTTGTACTACTTTTGGTATTCTTCTTACATCTACAGGCATTAGACTTTTTAGAGATATTCTATTACCTACATTGTAAATAGACTTTTCAACCATTTGATATATAATATAATATTTCTTTCCTTTAATTACATAATAACCATTTTCATCCTGTAATGGTATTAGAATAGATTTAGATATATTATGTATTTTATATTCATGAGCTTTTGTAGATGGATTTGTATCAGGAAGAGCTAATTCAATATGTACTGTTAGTCTTCCCACTCTATCATCACCTATAGCTTTAATACCATATCTTTCTTTCTTTTTCTTCTTTTTGTCTCTACGGAACACATAATTATTTATGTCTATTTCAGACTCTTTCTCTGTATAATCAAAACCAGTTATTTTTATCGGTTTTAATATTTCAAGAGATTTAAATGCTTCCTTTACATATTCTACTAATGGTTTATCTGCTGATTTCTCCAATAATGGAATATTTAGTTCTTTCTCCCATTTATTTACATAATGACATAAATTTGACCTCATATCATCACCCTTTCAAAAAAATATATTGTATTACTTATAATGGATTGAAGATTATATTTCAAATCTTCAATCCATCTAATCAATTACTCATGAATAGATGTTGCTGCTTGGTCATCTTTCATTAGTAATTTAGCTTCAATATTTGGTCTGATATAGATAGAAGAACCATCCTCGGTCTCCATGCAACCAATATGAAAACAACTAATGAAATTAATTTCAAACTCGAATTCACCTAATTCTTGTCTTTTGATTCTAACATAATTTACAGTAGCTTCATATACTGTAATAAATATTGGCATTACCAGTTCACTAATTCCGATATGAACATCTATCGATTTAAGATCTTCGATAACAGCATTACTGATTTCTCTAATAATACCTGGCTGTGTTATGACATTCTCAATATTCCACTGAGTAATTCTCTCAGTAGGAGTATTCGCATCATCACTTATATTATCCTTTACAGACTTATTTAAATGATTCATAAAAATCATATAGTTACCCTGCTTCTCATCATCATCTGATGTATTAGTAGTATAACCAATTTCAAGTCTATCACATATATTAAGCTTAAACTCACTCAATTTACTCTCGTATGATTTAAGAGTATTTATGATAACCTTATATGTCCTTTCTACTATAACTGCTATCAACTTAGGATCATTCAACGGAACTTTAAACTTCTCATATAATATTTTTATTGCTGATGAACAAATTGGAATTATATGCTCTTCATCCTCAACCACAAATTCATTATAATCATTTAAATATTTCTCATCCATTTTACTTATTACCTCGCTTACTTTATTATTTCTATATTCTTTTCTTCACCTAACCATGTATCTGTTACAGCTAGTGAAGTTATTTCTGGTTTAAAATCTGATGGTAGGTCTACATTTATGTTAAACCTAGTTATTCCATTATCGTCATTATCACCAGCCATTATATATGATAGATTCATATATTCATCATCGTTATCTTTAAAAAATGATATAGATATAGTGAATGTACCAATATCATCAGCATCACCATATGGTTTGTATAATTTCTTTGTATCACTTCCGACTCCAATATAATTAACCCTTTTAAGCATTATATCATCTATCAGTCGAAATAATTCTTTACCTTTATTAATCAACTCATCACTGACCATCTATTATTTCCTCGTAAGAGTTACTTTTGATGTCTTTGATAATATAGCCTGTGTTGATGAAACTATATTAGGAAGATACTTTTCTATCTTTGCAATAGGATTATCTCCAGTTGTATTGAATAAGATATTTGTATTTAACTTATCTACATTCAATATTACTATGTGACTTAATCCAGTTCTCTTATCTACATCCAACGATACAGTCAACTGTCTTGTTGTTCTATTATCTCCTTTCTTTTTAAATATCGCATTTACTGTACCCATAGATCCATCTTTAGGATTAATCTTCTTTACTAATGTAACATCAAACTCCTTTACATTACATGAAAGTGCAATACACTCTTTAATACTCTCTATTGTATTAGCTACTTTCTCATCAATACTTACTTTTCCCATTTGATTTCCTTTCTTATTGAAAATATTTATTATTTGGCTACTTTAAAATAATATGTAAATATATACAACATACCATTAATGTAGTTATAATTTATTTTATATCTACATTATAGTACAAAGTAACTGAAAGCTTACAACACAAAGTCCTTGATTACATTTGTGGTTCTTGCTTACTGTTTTGCTGTCACACTTACCCTGTGACTACTTTTTGTCGCGAAATTGACATGAAAACCTCCTTGATAAATAAATTTGTCGATGCTTGAGTACGTGAGCTCAAGCATCACTTTCTTTATTTAAAGTTGTTAGAAATATATTCTTTTAATTTATCTATAGTAACTATAGGAATATTATACTTAACAGCTTTATCTACTTTACTTGATATTACACCTTCATATGGGATAACTAATATATCAGTCTTCTTAGTAAATGAATCATTATCAATTACCCCACCGTTATTCTCTATAAACTCTTTTAATCCAGGTTCATCATCTTCTCTCACTTTAGTAAAGCATAGTGTAAAATCACTCTTGGATTTCTTACTCTTTTTAATAATAAAATTTGTTTTAATAAACTCTATTAACTCTAAATTCTCTAATACTCCATCTATTAACTTCTGAGCACTTTTTTCTTTAATTCCTGGAATAGTCATAAAAACATAAATATTATTTTCCTTAGAATATTTAATTAATTCGTCTAATGAAATATAATCAAATATTACTCTAAATTTCTTTAATGAAAATCCTTCTATACCAATAGCACCAATTACAGTAGGTAAATCTACTTCCATATGATTTTCTATTTCAGATAATATAGAATCTATTCTCTTATCATCAAATCCATCTATAGTCTTCATAGCAATAGTATAATCCCATAACTTATATAAATCCTGTATGGATCTTAGTAATCCTTCATTATATAAATCTGATATGGTGCTATATGAAATATTTCCTATATCCATCTTCTGACAGAAGTTTAATATTTTACCTCTTATCCTACATGGACAATTCTTATTAGTACATCTTAGAATATTTAATTCACCACTATCGTCATCTTCTAATTCCAATGGTTCATTACATTCTGGACAGTTATCAGGAGCTTTAATAGGTTTATTACCACTTCTACTACAAGATGGGTCAGTGTCATCATATTCAATATATGGGACTATATCATATACTACTTTTACAACATCGCCTTTACATAATTCTAGTTCTTTAAATCTCTTATAAGAACCAAGTGATGCTTTGTTTATAGTATTACCTTTTAACTTAATATCTTTAAATATAACAACAGGACTTAATCTACCAAATAATCCAGTAGTAAATTCAATATCTTTTACTTTTGAATATCCTATCTCTTCGGTATACTTAAATGCAACTTCATATTTGTTGATATCATTATCTCTACCTAATATTTTTTGCAAATTTGTATCAGATAAAATAATAACACAACCATCACATCTTAATCCTGGATATACAGATTTATGAGATAATGCAAACTCATGTATTTTATCTATCTCAGATAGTTTACATTCTATATGAGGATATTCTAAAAATTCTACTGGGATATATTGTAAAGACTCTTTACCGCTTTCAATATAAGAATATCTTAATGGTACTATAGTCAAATATTCAATATCTTCTTTAGTAGAATTTTTACTATTCAATATAGCAGCTACTATAGACCTAGTATTCTTATAATCTGTATTATGGTCTTTATTATATCTCTCAAGATTATCGTCAGTCATCATTATTTCAGTCTTAACTCCATGATTAGTACCGTTACAATTATGACTAATAAAAGCATCTTTTAATAATGAAGTAATATCATTAGCAATATTTCTTTCAGTATCACCTCTAGTTAAAGCTTTAATAACTTTACCATTTTCATCACATTCAAATACACAAGATATACCGTCAAACTTAGGCATAATATAAACTTCTTCATCTAGTAGATTTATATCGTCACCAGTCTTATCTTTATATCTATTCTCTGTTTTAGTTATCCACTCATCCAAAGTACTTTGTGATTTATTTCTAACAATATCATCTTCAGTGATTTTATATATCTTATCTAAAGTTCCTCGTAATGATGTATAAGTATGATTACCAGTACTATCAGTATTCATAATAGGTTCTGTAATTATATTATTTCCTGTAATATTCTGATAATGTGATAATAATATATCATATTCAGAATCTGCCAATCCTGTACCATATGAAGTGTTATTGTATATATAATTGCATATCTTTAAGATATATTTCAATAACTTCATACTCTCATCATCTATAGTATTATCTAAATCTTTGAATAAAGATAATTTAAGATTTTGAAAATCTTTACTACCAAGCATTTTAACAGCTTTATGTAATACTTCTTCATTATTGAGATTATTATAAATCTCTTTTAACTCTTTAACTAATTCTTTTGATTTCATTTTAAACCTCCTTTAATAAATAATTATAGATAGGATTTTTTTATCAATCCTATCTATAATTCAATTAAGCAAATAGAATACTTGCAAAGTCTAATTCTAGTAATTCAGATAATTCTTCAATTCAACTTCCATATTTTACCAATCTCCTTTTTTTAATTTTATTTGGTTACTAATAAATGATATATATCTTTATTAGAATTTTATTATATTTGAAATTGCACTAGTTTTCCTATTTATACTACCTATAGTTTTACCCTCATCTAATGTCTTAATACCAAATAATTCCAATACTGGTACAAATGGACTTAAAATATTATTTACAATAGTTTTATAATCTATATACGGATCTAACCATTTAGGTATTTTTGTATTTTGAGGAATTCCTATTACATTCATTCCAACTATTTTAGTTTCACCCTTACTATTAGTTTGTACAAACATTCCTGTTGTATCATTAAATATGGAATCCATTATTACTGAATATTCATGAGGATTTGTTATACGCAAGTTATTAATATCATCAGGCTTAAATATATTTAATTTTAATATACTAACTCTTGATGGTATTTCTACTTGACTATCTGGATTTAGTATGTTCCACGCAGTAGTTCCTCTAACAGAAGCTTCTGAATAAGGATTTGTATATGAAGCCATTTCTTTAACTGATGCAGTTGGTAAATATATATTTTCACCATTCCTAATAGAATCTATTATCTCGTCTCTAAATACATATATATCCCTAAGCATACTCTTTATATCGAAATCTCCATCATTCTCTATTAAGTATTTCTTAACTAATCCCATAAACTTCTCTTCACAATATTCTGAAGTTGTGGATTTCTTAAAATCAAATCCTTTAATATCATATTTAGGTGGATTTAATAGATTACCCTCTCTTAATAGTATCTTTGTTATATATCTCTTTTTAGCACTTCCTATTATTAACTTAGAAAAATAAAACTCATTCTTCATATTAAAGTTAGGTCTAAAATCTTCAGGTATATTAGAATTCTCACCAAAATACAATAATAAATTTTCTATTATATGAGTAATGATAAATGCCATAATATTAATACAGATAAATTCATTATTCATTATTGGTCTATCAAATCCATTTTTATCTATAAATGAAAATATGTAATTAATCAATGTATCTATAGATAAAATATTACTATCCGTATCAATTACAGTTACTACTCTTCTTTTAAAGTTTCTATGTCTATATATTCTATCAAAAGATAAATATCTACAATAAACATATTTCGTCATATATTCTGTTAGTTTATATAATTCAGTACTTATAATTTCTGGTGGACTTGATGGATCCATAAAATATTCTTTATTAACGAACTTATTCCAATCCTTAACAGTCTTACCAATAAAATCATTCCTATATTCTTCTGGTACTTCAATAAACCAATCAGTATTATCTTTATCTATATAAGATAAATTATTTATATTACTAAATATTGAATAGAATAATGATTTGATTATTTCATGGTCACCAATAAATTCAAATATATTATTCTTATAATAAATAAATGATAATTCTTCTTCATTATATGAATATAAATAATCTGATAATACTTCATATGAAGTTTCATCAGGTTCCAATATAGAATCATATAACCTATTAGCAACATCTGATAATGAATGTTGTTTAATAAAATCATCACAATACTCAAAATCTTTCATTACTGTAGTAATCCATTCAATACATTCAGTAGTATTTAAAAAGATATAATTATCTGCTAGAAATCCTTCAAATAACATTTCTGCTGATGATATTACTTCTTGTGCTGTATGCGTTGTTGCTGGTCCACTATACTTACTATAAAATGCAGATGATGGTAGTCCACTTGCACCATAATATGAGTTCATATTTATCTTCTCATTATTCTGCTTTCTATCTAAATCTTTATATTCATTACTTGATGTATTCTCTACAGAGAACATCTCTTTCTTATATGCTTTTCTTTGAGATGCAAAATTATCAAGCATGACAGCCGTTGGGTTCATTGCAATATGCTGATTTCTATAAAATGTACCATTACCAGCAATAATAGGATTTTTATTCTCTACCCAATTTAATACTGATAATAAATTTGTATCTCTACTTTCTCTTGTATAATTATTATCCAATGTAACAACTGGATTTTGTATTTTCTTTTCTATTGTATCTCTTATAACCTTTTCTATTTTATCTTCATCTAAATCTGGATTCATCTTTATCATTACATCTTTCATCGAATCCACATATTTTTCTATAAATGCATTTGTTTCCATAATTAATTAAGTCCTTACTTTATTAAATTTATCTACCTGTAATAGTGATTATACCAAGTAATATATGCACATTTACATAAATTTATACTTATGAAAGGGTATAGATATGATAAAATCTTTTATGGATGCTTTCAGGAGTAATGAAAGAATATTAGAGTTCCAAGGTCATGTATATCAATTCATTATAGAGGATTATCAAAATACTGATGGCTTTGCTAGATGTATTATATGGGATAAGACTACTGGAGAACGATATCATTCTGATGGATATGTTGAACTTGGACTAATAACAATAGTTACTAAATGGAAGGCAGGGTATGATTATACACGAGATAATTGGATACATACCAACGAATTAGTCGTAGAAGTTTTTTAGTTCCTGAAACACATAAATAATTATGAACTATTTTAAGAAAGGTGGACTACTATAAAATGAGTAGAATTGATGAGTTACTTTCAAGACCACTACCATCTAAGTCAAATTATTTCTTTGAAGCAGACGATATAGATAAATATTCAGATATTGATGATCAGTTTGTACAGGCTGATGGTGTTGAACCAAATAAGCAGTATCAGGAAGATGACGATGATTATGGTTATAATGACGACGATGCTGAGGATGCTTTCAGTGGAAGATATTCTAGCTACGGCGATGATGATGACGATGATGATTATGGTGCATCAGATGATGTAGGTACTGATGATATTTCAGACCTTTCAGCACTAGATGATGTTGATGATTTGGATGATGAAGATCTTGCAGATTTGGATAGAGAACTTAGTGGTGAACTCGATGATGAAATCGGTGGAGATGCGGATGAAGAGGAATTGGATTCTGATGCAGAGATGGAAGCTGATGATATGATGTCAATGGCTGCTACTACACTTCTCGTTAATGATGAGCTTAACTCAGATGAGAAGAGAGATTTCGTAGAGAATGAATCAGATACAGCTATTAGAGAAGGTTTTATGACAGATAGCGATGTACAGATGATTATTGAGTCATACTCTGAAGATGACGATGATAGTTACTTCTCAGAAGCTAAGTATAATAAGCCAATGATGATTAGATTGGATGCTGAGTCAAAGAAGAAGCAGCTTTATGCACTTGCAATAAATGTATGTGCTGCTGCTAACAATGATGCTGATTATAGAAAGCTTAAGAAGCTTATGAAGTTTAGAAAGGTTCTTAGAGCTAAGCTTGATAGAAAGTATCATACACAGGCAGTTAAGAGAATGAAGATTTACTTTAATAGACTTAGAAAGTCTAAATCTCCAGTTCTTAATAAGATTGCTGATAAAGTAAATAAATAAAAAAGTTAAATACTAGAGGAATTTTGTATGTTCCTCTAGTATTTAATATTTCTTACATATGAAGATTATCTAAATCATCATCTACTTCATCTAAACCATCATCATCTCCATCATTACCATTCTTTGGATCTGGTTTAAGTTTTCTTTCTTTATTAAGAAGAGTTGCTTTATTAATCAATTCTTCAATATCATCAAATTGAATCATTGGTAATTGATCTCTAGCCAATAACTTTTTAAACTCTCTTATTTGAGCATTAAGATTTTCTGGGTCACCAGCAGAACCTGGATCTTCATAATATAATCCAACTAAGAACTCTGCTAATGAATTATACTGTCCTATTAACTCAGATTTAGCATTCATTAATACTGACCTTGGTTGCTGTAGAGTAAAAGTGAAATTAGATATTTTATCTTCACCGATATTAGTAGACCATCTCATTATCTTCTGATACATCTCAGTAATAATAGGATTAAAATCTAATTGGTAATTAATTACTCTAGCATTAAACTTAGAATGATTCTGTTCTACTGTCTTAGCATAATCTGCTTCATTAAGATAATTCAAAATAGCAGCTGGAACACCAGTACCTGTAATATATGCATTCTTTAACATCTCTAATAGGTCATTATTTAACTGAACATCCTGACCTGATAATATTTCTGTTTCTATAGGTCTTTCACCACTTCTACCAGTAGGCATATAAACTGCATTACCATTACCTACCTTATTAATAAGAGTAGTATAAGAAAATAAATCAGAAATATTAATTTGTCTTGATTGTTGTAATCTTGCTATCTCTTGTACTCTATTAGCTAAATTCTTATCTAATCCAGATTGTTTTATATAGCTAATCTTTTGGTCATTACTATACATAATAATACTCATAATCTTAAATAATAAAATCATTAAGTATAATTTAGCATAGAATAATGATTTCTTAATCATAGATGTTCCATTACCATTAATATCTTCATCTATTTTAAATTGTATTATATATTCAGCAGGAATAAATTGCATTCTTATTCTATTCTCATTTAAGTTATAATAATTAAAGCAATCTACTATAGCTTCTTTAAACTTTAAATTATTTTTTAAGAATGGCTTATTGAATTGCTGTACAACTCTTTCTGCTAGACTATCAATAATAGTTTGCTGTCTACTGTGTTCATTAAACCTACTAAAATAAAGAGATGATGAAACAGCTCCTGATAATGGAGTAATATCTTCATCTTGTACATAATAATATCCTAGTGTAGTATTCATAATCTGAATAGGAATAATTCTAGTTGGTTCTATCATCTTCAAATAACAATCACCAATATCATCATATTCCCCTTTCTTATTAATCTTAACACCACCATCAGATTTATTATTTTTAATAACCTTTTTAAATAAGTTATTATCTTCAGTAACTACAGAATTATTTTGATTATTAAGATATTCTATTGATTCTATTCCTTCTTCTAAGAATGGAATAGGAATTTCATCAGTAGATATAATAATATTTTCCATTATATTCTTTAAGTCTTTTTTAAATTCGTCTTTATTTATTTTATTAACTTCTTTATTTAAACCATTACTACTCTTAGTTTCTTCTTGTATATTAAACTTCTTATAGCAATCTTCTAAGAATACATCCAAATCAGAAAGCTTATTATCTTTTCTTACATTATTAAATCCTTCCAACACAGTAGATTCATTATATCTTTTAAGAATTCCACTATTAGAAAGATTTCTTGTTTTCTGTTGATGAAATTTATTAAATAATACAGAATATGGAACTACATACACATAGTACTCTCCATATTCCAGAGTTTTAGGAATAATGAAGTTTTTTATTTTTTCTAATAGCTTAAACTTCAATTCCATATTTTCTACTAAAGATGTATAATTATCAATTTCATCTTCATCAATATTATCAAACTTTAATGATCTATTTAATCTACCTTCTACGGTATCAGCAGAAATAATAGCATCTCTAGTAATCATTATAGCTTCTGATAATTCAATTAACTGAGAAGATACTTCATGTAAATCAGATTGCTGTAATAATCTATTTCTATATGCATCATAAATAAATGATTGCATAGTAGAATATTCATTACCTGTTAAATCACCAAACTGATTATTTAGAATATCTTCAGTAGCTTTATACTTATTGTCTGTAGATACTATCTGATTAAGAAAAGATGTAATTTCATTATCATCCTTTCCAGTAATACCAGTTAGCTCATTAGATAATATTGCATTAAATTTATCGTTAAGAGAATCAACATCTGAAGTTCTATCAGTTCCATAAAGAGATAAGTTAGCTTGACCAATTAAATTATTAATATTAATTAGTTGCTTTTTAAAGGAACGATCAGAATCTACAGAAGATGTTAAACTCTCTACATCTAGTTTACGATTTCTTCTAACAGCCATCTATTTCACCTTTCTTTCAAAGTGTATATTAAGCCTATGTTTTTAAGGGGTAATTTCTATAATACGCATTTTAGATATATATATATATATATCATTTTCGTGTAATAATAAAAGTGATTAATCTTGAAAGGAGATTATTATGAAAGAGTTGGTTATTGTTAGTACTGAAATTAGAGAAGAGAATGAAACGGGTTTCTTTAAGATTATAAAGTTTACATTTAATGGTGTTGAAGGTACACTTACCAATATGAACATTTGTGGTATGGAGATAAACGATGTATCATATAACTTAGGATACGCATCATGGAACGGTTATAGAACTATATCCCAGAATACATTCAGTAAAGCGGATGACGATATATTCCATTATTCAGACTTTATTAATGCTTTCAAAAATAAGTTTGGTATAGAGATTCCTTTAAAGTAAGGAATTCTCTATACTACATATTAAAGAGGTCTACTAGATTAATTTTTAGTAAGCTTCTTTTTTTTTATAATTCATTTATATCCGTATTTTAGATATATATATATATATAT